TTACCCACCGAAGCGGCTCAGGAGTTTTTGCTTGAATTCGCAGTGTTCGCTATATAGCCAGCGTGCGCGGCCGTGGATGAGCTTACTTTTTGGCAGGGTACCGTCTTTGATGCGGTCATAGATGAAGGTCTTTCCGAAACCAGTATCTGCCATGATGAATTTCAGATCAACCAGTGAATCGGGCTGTAATTGGTGTTGCATGGGTTTCATCTCCGGTTTGGAAATCGAACCTGGAAGCCAGGCAAAAGAATGCCCTCACAATGGAGGGCAAAATTGATAACGTGGCAGTGCTTTCGCACCCAATAGCCAGCTCATAACTGGCTATCAGTTGCGTCATTTAAACGTGAGGACGCGGTAATTTACCTCGTCTCCTCGTAATTCCTTAATCATCTTGTATGCTTCTGGAGCCCGCCAGTTATCACCAACACACTCTCGATTCATCACTTCAACCAAATCATCCCAGTGCTCAATAATCCCCTTGAAGGTAGGAACTCGTTTTGCGATGGATGGGAAATGATCGCGAATCTCAGGTATGGCCTCTAACAACTTCATGCAGCGCAGCATATCGGATGGGTCGTGCGGTGCACCGAAGTGGCTAGCGTAAAATGGTTTTTCTAAACCCAAAGCAATGGATGCCATCGTCGCACTGCTAACCCCGACATTTCCTGTTGACTGCCACTGCAAAATCTTCATTGCCAAATCTGACATAATCTCTCCTCATGCCGCCCGCATAGCGCGGAGGCGTTTTAATCTTTGCGCCATGCAAAAGTAAGTGGTTCATTGACCAGCCACAGATGACGCATGTTAGCTACATTGACCACGTCCTTTTGTGCCGGGTAAATTTCGACAGCATCGCGATCCTCATATCCGACTGCGTTCTTTATCTCCTGCAAAGCATCCCAGCTAATCCCATCTTTCCAGCGTCCTGAATTAGCCATGCTGGTAGTATTTACCGACAGGCGAATAACGCCGTTTTCCTCCTGAAACTCCTGTACGAGAAAGTAAGAGTTAACCCATACATTGCTGCGTTTCGGGTCATGGCATCGTACAGGCCAGCTTTCCTTCGGTACTTGTTTGAGTATTCCGATCACGTCTCATGCTCCTTAACTTTTCGATGTGTTCTGCTGTTTCGATTTCTTCGGTGATCCGCTCGGCTTGTGCTTTGGTCAGCGGTTCAAATTCATGTTGAAAGCGGCCCATGCTGGCTATGCAGGTGCGTCCGTTGTGGATGTAGTGGATTACTTCGTGGGTAGCGCGGAGGATTTTGCAGGGTGCTCCATGGGGATCGGCGTACCAGGTATTAGGCTGGATTATCCTGAACATTGGCTGAGTCCTGCATCATGAGGAAGCACTCCATTGCACAGCGCAGTGGATTTTTACCATTACTGTGATGTGCTGGGTCGCTGGCAAACATCCAGTCACCCTCGTACAAAGTAAACTCATTGAAAGCAACCCACTCACCCGCAGCCGAATCTGGGATAATTGCTATCCTGTTTTCTGTGATAATCGGCCACGCGTCTGCCGGGTTGTTGCAGTAGTCGAAAGTCTTAGTCGCGTAGCCAGTATCTTCATTCCACTCCACGCCAACCGATGGCGTTCCGCGCTTGGCTATATCGCATTCATCTGGGTGAAAACCAATGGCGATAGCCACGGCTCGGTTAATTTCAAAGTCACTCAGCTTGCTGTAATCCATCACATCCTCCGATTACGCTTTTCTTCATCTTCCTGACAACTAACGCACTTCTTACAGCCAGGAAACGCATCTCTACGTTCAGGAATTAGCGGATCGCCGCATTCCTCACAGTGCGTTGCTGATACTGCTGAGTGGTTGAGTCTGTGTGCCTGAATAGCGTTTTCGCGCATCATCTCTTCGAGAGCGCTGGCCTGATCGATGATTTCTGATGTCATTTGCGACTTCTCCTACGCTTTTTGGCTGCTCGGCGTGCTGCGGCAATGCCCGTTTTCCCGCCACCAACTGGATAACTGGCATCCATGCGTAAAGCAGGTGATATTTCAGCGAAACTCCATGATTTAATTGATGGCATGGAAGCGCCAATCAATGCTATTACGGTTGATAAATGCTTCATCAATGCTCCAGGAACTGTCGGTTAATTCGGTTGAAGGTGAACGCGAGAAAATAAAAAGGCCGCATTAGCGACCTTGTGATTCGTTTGGTTAGCGTCATGATTCGACTCCGTATCGGCCTTGCATGCGACCGATGCTGCTAACGAATGCCACCAGGCTGATACCCAGTGGCGCAATTTTCTGATGGTGCTTTTTGATGATTGGCGGCACTACTGCATTCCATTTCGGCTTAGGCCTGCATTTCATCGTCTGCATAATCTCTGCCACACATTTACGACCTTGTGCGCGGACGGCGTTGTCTTGCTCTGGTGTCATGCGGCCTCCGTCGTCTTTTTGAAGGAGTGAGCAATTCGCGCAGAAGCAATGGTTACGTAATCCGGGTTCAGGTCGATGCCGATGAAGTTAAATCCTTCCTCGATAGCTGCCCGACCAGTGCTCCCGCTCCCCATCCACGGATCAAGCACGGTACCGCCAGGCGGAGTAATCAACCTGCAGAGATAGCTCATTAGAGCGATCGGCTTAACGGTAGGATGATTGTTCTTCGCGCCATTGGTGCGACCAGCACCGGCGCGCGGGTCATTAATGCCGACGCTGCCCTCTTTACGTCCGCCGGTCATGTCGCTGGCTGATGTCGCTATGAATCGCTCTAGGCCTTCGTCTCGCTCCTTCGGTTTGACCTTAGCGCAGTAGAAGAATCGGGCGGCGCTTTTTTCACTTTCCACTCTGGCAGCATGTGCCTTTGGCGCTGCCATATCACCATATCGACCCTGTGATGGTCGTGCGCGTCCGGTTTCCTTTAAATCCCCTTGCTGTCCTTTCGCATCCGGAAATGCCGACACGACTACTTCGCTACCGTCATGAATGATGTTTGCTGGCCAACGTCCCTCTGGTGCCTGTTCGTAATCACTAACCGGCTCGGTTCCGTCACGTTGATGTGAAAGCAGGACTCCAGCGCCACCGCTAAGCGACTCATCAGTTGTTATCCTGCAGGCGTCGATATTGATTGCGCCGGTACCATGCTCGGTCATGTTGGCTGACACCGTCTTTTTGAATGGCTTTCGAGCCATGACGATTGGCTCATGGGCTGGTTTCAATGCGGTACCCCATCCATCAAAATCGCCATCGAGGTTATGCGACTTCGGAAAACCGCTTCCGTAAATCCAGAGAATTTGGTCACGGATTTCGAAACCGGCATCCTCTGCATTAACAACAAGGCGGTGATAAGTGCGTGAACCGCCAAATGCCAGAAGATGACCGCCTGGCTTAAGGACGCGTAGGCATTCCTGCCACTGCTCAACGGTGGGAACGTCGTAATCCCACTTATGGTTCATGAAGCTCAGCCCGTACGGCGGATCCGTCACGATGGCGTCAACGGAGTTATCAGGCAGAGTTTTCAGAACGTCCTCACAACGCCCGACGTGAAGTTGATAGGTCATGCGTCCTCCGGTTTATGCTTATCCCATCCATTCCGCTCAATATTCACAGCCAGCCGCTTATCTCCGACCTCTTCGATACTCCGACCGGTAATCTCTGCGACTTCTACGTTGGTGTAGCGCATGAGTGCTGCCAGTTCACATGCAGTCCATTCACGCATAGTTAATCCTCCGGAGCGGGCCAGTGAGTTACGCTTGCTTCTGACTGAGTAAATGGAACGACCGGTTGCTGTTGCTATCTCTTCCACTGAGAATCGACCGAACAGATATAGCTCGGCTGCCGTCCATGGCTTGCCGGTCATTCTGCTGATAAGTGGGGCGCCGATTCGTGATGCCTGGCGAGTGACTGCCGATTCGGAACGCTCAAGCTTTTCTGCGATAACCTGAACCGGCATTGTTCTGCCAACTTCATGCAGAAACAGGTTTTCCCACGGTTGCCAAAGTTCGCTCATTGAAAGCACCTGTTATTTGATTATTAGTGATGGCTTACCGACTTTGAGTTGAGCGCCGGGGATTGATTGGCCCGATTTGAGTTGGTGCTTAATCGCCAACTTATCTGCCTTGATGACAGTTTCGTATTCGACAAACTCTGGAGGAAGGGCGCTTGAGTCGACAATTTCCACTGATTCAGAAGGAGAGCGAATGGTTACCTGGTGAATACCGGCTCTGATTTTCTTCTTTCCTGCCGTGGTTAATGCCGTTGCTATGTAAACCTGAATGTTTTCAACTTTATTCAGAGTTACTGCTGCGCGTTCGTTGAGTGATTTTGCCTCTTCCTTGAGGCGTTCTGCGTATCCGGTTTCGTTTTTGCAGATAGCCAGCAACTGCTCAATTTTATCTGTAAGCTCGCCTTCCATGCCTTCAAGCGTGTCGGCGATCGCATCCGCTTCGAAGTCTGAATCCATCAGCTTGGCGTAGTCGTTGGCGATTTCGTAAAGCTTACTCACTGTCACCTCCAGCTTTGCCTTGCACTCCGCATAGATGGCCTGTACGTTCTGCTGCAACTTCATTCCTACGGTGCGCTTATAGGCATCAGCAAAGATTCTTTTCAGGTCGTCCATGTTTTCAGCTTGCGCCATTTCGTCACAAAGCGTCTGAACATGATCGATAACTTCCTGTTGCTTCCGGCGCTCATCCTCGCGGATGTCTTCCTCCGACTTGTGCGCCATAACCGGCTCCTGGAAAATCCCTTCATCTTCATTGATGACGTGGATCGCGTTATCCAGACGCTCTGCGCGGGGCCAGTACTTGCTGGCTCGCTTAACAATGGTCTTACGCGCCATCTCTTCCCAAAAGTTCTTCCATGGTCCGTTCTTGGCCTTGCTGGTAGCTTCCGTAGCTTTGATTTCTGCCAGGCTCATTTCTTCTGTCAGGTAATCGCCGTCAGCAGTTTTAACTGTGCAGTATCCACCTACAACTTCACCGCGATCGCCGAATGCGTTGTATTTGTGGGTTGGGGCAGTATCGAGTCCGTTCGATTCGTAGGTGTCATTTGAATACACCAGTTTGCACTGGCCCCACTTAATGGATCCGGTAGACTGCGCAAGATGCAGGAGACCCATATAACTGATATCAAGGCACACCATGCCGTCGCGCGGAACCAGATAAGCCAGCTTGCTAGCCGGGTTAAGAGTGATACCGATCGCCGCAACGTTGATGATGGCGTTCTGTGCGCTGATAGGGTTTGATAGCGCTGTATTGGCTAAATAGTCGTTACGCTGGAAGTACTGAATCGCGAACTGGCTTTCCTTTGCCCATCGGGTGACTGGTCTGTGCTCAATGGCAAAGGATTTCCAGAGGATTATTCACTGCTAACAATACCAGGAGAGGCATTATCATTTGATGATGCATTAGAGCCAGGTGGTGCAGGTAGGTATTTTGGCGTAAGCAATGCATCCGTTAGATGTAGAATAATTGCGAACCTTACTAAAACACAATCAGGGTATATAAGAGGGGCCTTCTTCTATCGGGGAGACGATCCGGTAGAGATTGTTATTGAGGACCAGTCAGGGTCAAATACTATCTATATGCCAATCGATAAATATACATCAATGGGAACTAGCAATGGCTGGAGATTGTACCGCGTATCCGCACCAACTAATGACAAAACAAAGTCGTATAGATTGAGGATTACTGTTGACGCTGGTAAAACTGGCCTTATCGGTTGCTCTTATTTTAGTAGTTATAATGCCTGCATATTGCCAACGTTTTGCGGTTGGAGCAAATCAATAATGAGAAATTCTGGAACACCAATCGCTCCTGTAACCACTACGCCAATTGGGTTTATGTGTTATCGCACATCTCCTGCATCATTTCCTTCCGACCCTGTGATAGCATGGCAGTGGAATGGTTTGAGTTGGCTTAAAATAAATGCTTCCGCATAATAAATGGCGGCCTTGTTAATTCATAAGGCCGCCATATCCTATCAATTAACGTATATTTTTAGATCTGTTTTTCTTGTCGTTCCGCTAAACACACCAACCTGGATATAATCTAGGTTGGTGGTGTCCATTTTTATTCCTGTTACAAAATCCTTATCAATCATCATTGACTTTGGGTAGCAATCGTAATTCTTGAATCCGGATTTGTTATTATAATATGCATGGATGAATAGTTTTTCCTTCCCATTGTCTGGCAGCGACATGTTACGGTTTGTAATGAAGACTAGATACCCTTTTTCTGATATAAAAATCTTCTTCAGGATTGCTTGTTTAGGGATCAGCTCCTTATCAACATCTATCTCTTTGCTGTTTAAGATTGATGAGTAGTCAAAGTTAGAGTAACCACCCTCAATTGAGTTAACACCAAAGAAAGCACCATATGACCATTTGTTATGGTATAAGTCGAACTTATAACTGTCGCTACTTAAAGTACCGAAGAAAAAGTTAGGTATCTTAAAGTCGCGTTTGCCCTCATTCTTTAAACGCTCAATCAATGACATTCTGACTTTATCCTGATCGAAGGCGTTAGAATATTCTTTGTGCATCAGGTAATACGCCGGAATGAAGAGTGGCAATGTTGATAATATAATTAAAATAATTCCATAAATAATTATGTTTTTATTATTGCTGTTCGTTGTCTGGCCTAATATCAAAGACAGCGAAATCATAAAAAGTATAAGCGTTCCATTCCCAGATCTAGGTGGATATGAAGGAGCAGCAAACATTATTAACATGGATATAATTGCAGAAACTACAAAAATCAGACTTAAAGCAGAATTTGTATTTATGCCGCCTTTATCGTGATTATGCTTCAATGTGTACAGGGTTGAAATAACAGCCACAGCCAAAAACAAAGCCCAGAAATGTTCTGCCATCGCTGGGATTCTGTAAGTTACATGCTCGAAAAGCCTTTCAACAAGCGGTTTGCTATACCATGCCTCAAAGAACTTTGCTCTTTCCATATTTCCAGGGGAAAGTAATAGTAACAAGCAACCAAAAATATTCAGCAGTAAGTAAAGAATTGTTTTTTTATAATCTACATCCTTTTTTATAAACTGATAAGCTAAATATGTTGCTATCAAGATGACAACTACGATGGATGTATTTTCATTTGAACAGCCGGCCAAGAATGCAAAAAAAGAGGTTGCTAAAACATTTATTTTTCGTTTAACACATAAAAAGAAGCAAACTATGAACATGTTTGTCCATAAGTAATTAGCAGACCCAACAATCCAAAATGTTGTCTGGCCTAAGTTACTGTTGGAAATATAGTACAGGGAAGTTATTAACAGAACAGAAAGCGCATCCTTTGTGTCAATATCTTTGTCTTGTTTTCCAAAAATAACAATCGCGCCAATTAAAAAAACTAGTGCCAAGGAGTTAAATGCCGCTCGTAACCAATGTGGCATAAGTAGAAGGGCGGGGCTAATATAGTCTGAAATAACTCTGCCACTCCATTTTATATAATGTTGATAATGACTTTCAAAAGATAACCCCTTTAGTGCATAAAGATAATCATCTGAATGCATCGGCGTTTTCAGAGCCACTAAAAACGTTAATGCAAAACATATTGCAAGTGACGCAATAAACACTTGTGATGTTCTCTGCTTAATAGAATGCACTTATTGCCCCTTCTTTTTTAATATGTACTTAGGTCTTTTTTTGGTTTCAACATAAATTCTGCCAATATATTCACCGAGAACGCCAATCCCAATTAACTGAATACCACCCAAGAACAGAATTGATACTAATAGAGACGGATATCCACGAACTGCATTTCCAAATGCCATGGTGTCGATAATCATCCACGCACCGTACAGGAATGCGGCACCGGCAACGAACAGGCCAATGTAAGTCCACATGCGCAGAGGGAACGTAGAGAAGCTTGTGATTCCCTCAAGCGCAAGGTTCCATAATTTCCAGCCGTTAAACTTCGTGCTGCCAGCAACTCGCTCAGCGCGGGCGTACTCAACAACGTCTACATTCCCGCCAACCCAACTTAAAATTCCTTTCATGAACAGGTTTCGCTCTGGCATCTGTTTAATATTCTCGACGACTTCGCGAGACATCAGGCGAAAATCACCAACGTTCTCTTCAATCTTGGGAGAGCTAATCTTATTGTGAAGTTTATAGAACCACTCGGCAGATTTACGCTTTAACCTGCTGTCGGTAGAGCGGTCAGAGCGTTTAGCCAGAACCATATCTGCCCCGGCCTGCCATTTCTCTATCAGGTGGGGAATGACCTCAATTGGATCCTGCAAGTCGACGTCAATTGGAATTACTGCGTCACCAGTTGCGTGGTCAAGTCCGGCGAAAAGTGCTGGCTCTTTACCGAAATTTCGGGTAAATGAGAGTGGCTTCACTAATGGGTCCGATACGGCAAGGGCAGTGATAATACCTTCTGTGCCGTCTTTGCTGCCGTCATTGATGAAAACTATCTCGACTTCGTATTGCTTTAATTCCTCAAACTCTCGCACTGTTTTGTAGAAAATCGGTATCGCGTCTTCTTCGTTGAAGACGGGAACAACCAGAGAAATTTTCATTTCACATCCCTAAAGACAATGAACTTTGAATAAATAAAACCGCACACCAGGCTGATGGCGGAGAACACAATTAATGTGATGATAGGAGCCATACCTGATTTGTCTGCCGCCCAACCAACTGACGCACTCAATGACCCCATGAACCCGACGTAAAGCATGTAGCGCATAGTCGTTGTAGAAGACTTGAAGGTGAATCTTGCATTTGCAAAGAAGCTGAATGATACGGCGACAACGAACCCGGCAAAGTTGGCAAGGGCCTGCCCTGTATGAAATGCGTAGATGCATACGGCGAACACAACCCAGTGAATGAGTGTGTTGATAACACCTATTGATGTGTACCTGGCGAATAGCTTTAACATTATAAAAATCAGTGAATTCTTAGAGGCAGAAAGTCTACCATCTGAAGATGTATCGATCGACCTATGATGCCAGAAGGTGAGACAAAAACGGGACACATAAAGCTTTGCATCGGTTTGCAAGGCTTTGTGCTGCTTCCCTATGACACCTTCTCATCCAGCCAGTCAGACCACCACTGCATCATCTCTCTGCGCTTATCCATGTACTGAGCATGATTGTATATCCCGCGAATAGAGCCGCTGTTAGCATGCGCCAGTTGCTTCTCAATGGCATCAGCAGGCCACTCATTCTCATTCATGATGGTGCTGAACTGGTGCCGGAAACCGTGACCGCTTGCCAGTCCTTCATACCCTATCTGTCGAATAACCAGTAGTACGGCATTTTCACTGATCGGCTTTTTTTTATCATTGCGTCCGGCGAACACAAATCTTGATATGGGGTGCGTTACTGGCTTCAATGTTTCAAGCAGAGAAACAACCTGATCTGACATCGGTACAAGGTGAGGACGGCGACCCTTCATTACCTCTTCGGCGATCGTAATCGTCATGGTTTCGAAATCGACGTTCGACCATTGCATAGACCTGAGTTCTTTAGTCCTCAGTACCGTGTATTGCAAAACCTGTGTCGCAATCTTCGATACGATACTTCCCGAGAAGCCAGAGAGGGCTTTGTTGAAGGCCGGTATCTGATCAGCAGGAAGGAAAGGATAGTTCTTCTTCCGGTATCCCTTCATAGCATCAGCCAGGTCAGGTGCCGGGTTATACTTCGCTCGCCCGGTAACTATCGCGTACCTGAATACTTCCCCGCACCGCCTCCGCGCCTTATTGGCCCTCTCCATTGCTCCGCGTTCTTCGAACCTGCGGATCACTTCCAGTATCTGCATCGGCTCTATCTCGTGAATCTGCATCCCGCCAATTAACGGCAGGATGTCATCCTTGAACATGCGTGACAGTTCGGTGCTATATACCTCTGACCATACCTGTTTTTTATGCTCGTACCACTCCTTGTATATAGCGCCGAATGAGTTGTCTTTCACTGACAGCTTTTTAGCCTTTACCGGATCGACGCCAACAGACACATCCTTTTTAGCCAGCCACGCTTTGTCTCTGGCTTCCTGCAATGACATGAACGGATATTTTCCTACCGTCAGCACCTTCTCTTTACCATCGAGTTTGTAGCGCAGCTGCCACACCTTCTTTCCGGTAACCGGCACATAAAGGTACAGGCCGTTGCTGTCGAGTAACCGGTAAGGTTTATCTTTCGGCTTTGCCGCGTCGATCTGCTTGATGGTAAGCAT